CCTCACCGATGAGCAGAAGGCCCGCCTCGCGGCCCTGCTTGACCTGCCCGATGAGCAGCTGGACGCGCTGGCGGAGGGCGGGCTGGTGCTGACCCCGGAGGAGCTGCTGGCCCTGACCGGCAGCGCGGACACCGCCGACGCCGATGAGGACGAGGACGAAGAGGCCGAAGGCGGCGATGAGGACGGGGACGACCTGGCCATGGAGATCGCCTCAATGTCCGACGAGGAGTTCGCCGCCATGCAGGCGGCATTCGAGACCGAACAGCAGGAGGAGCCGGTGGCCGCAGGTCTGAGTGCGGAAGCCCAGTTCGCCATCGACCTGGCCACCGCGAGGGCGGAGGAAACCCAGCGGGAGATGGCCGTCATCTCCGCCCGGCTCCGCGAGCAGGACTACCAGGCGGAGAAGCGGAAGCTCGCCGATTTGGGTGTCCCCCCGTTCATCACGGAGCTGGCCCGCCCGCTGCTCGAGGGGATCGGCCGGACCGTCGAACTGGCCAACGGGCGGACCGCCGACGCCGGGCAGGTGATGCGGAAAGTCCTCACCGAGTACGCCCAGCAGGTCAAGCTCCTCGACCTGGACGTGGAACTCGGCTCCCCGATGGACGAACCGGATGACGCCGGCGCTGAGGCCGCCGGCCGGGGCCGCGAGGACCTGGTGACCCGGTTCAGGCAGATGACCGGGCTCAAGTAGATGACCCGCTACCAGCATGAGGGGACGGTTGCCGCATGAGCGCGGTGCTCCCGCACTACAGGTTCGGCCCGGCGAACTACCAGGCCGCCACCCTGATCTACGGCGGCCAGTTCGTTATGCCGAACACGCTGACGGCCGGCACCACCGACCTGACGGTGAAACTGGCCACCAGCGCCAGCGTCAGCGTCCTCGGCGTCGCCGGCACCGACGCGAACGTGATCAGCACCCAGACCGGCGCGGCGAACACCTACGGGCAGCCGCTCATCGACATCAGCGTCCTCGGTGACTACCTGCCCGTCTACTACGGCAACGTCGACATCTGGTGCTGGTACATGGGCGCGGTGCTCCCCGGCGGGAAGCTGATCATCGGCGCCACTGCGGGGTTCGCCACGGCGGCCGGCGCGGGCCCGGCAGCGGACCAGGTGGTCGGCATCTGCACCCATCCGGGCGGTGTCTCCTCCGGCATGCTCACGCAGCAGGTCGGCGGCCAGGGCACGGCCGCCTACTTCCTGGGCCGGGCCCGGCTCTCCTAGAAGGGACTGAGACATGCCGACTGGCGCCAGGGGCTATAGCGACGCTCCGCGGATTACCGTCAATGAGCTCCTGAAAGACCCATTGGTCATTCCAGCCTTGATATTGGACATCACGCAGAACGAGTTCATCATGGACTCGGTGCTGCGGATGGGCGGCGCCGCCCCGTCCGGTGCTGTCCGGTACAGCGAGTCGACACCGCTGTACGCGGACGACTTCCCGGAGATCCGCCCTGAGTTCGGTGAGGTCCCGGTCGTCCCGACCTCGATCGGCGTGCCCCGCGTCGTGTTCTCCCACGAACGTGCGATGGCCATCATGGTGTCCGACGAGATGCGCCGCCGCCAGTCCATCGACCCGGTGACCCGCCAGCTCCTCCAGGTCAAGAACACGATGGTCTACTCGTGGAACACCGCGTTCTACTCCGCGGTAGTGGCCAACGCGTCCATCCAGACACTGGCCGTCTCCAACCCGTGGGCGTCTGCGTCGGCGACGATCCGCGCGGACATCGCGCAGGCGTGCTATCTCGTGGAAAATGCCAACATCGTGTCCCCGTCCGGCGTCACGCAATGGCTCGGATTCGAGGCCGACACCCTCATCATCAACCACGGCACCAAGAACACGCTGCTCCAGTCGAGCACTTTCGCGGCGCCGTACATTGGCGATATCGCGTCCGAGAACCTTTTGTATAAAGGCACTTTGCCGCAGAAGATTTTCAACCTCGACGTGCTCGTGAGCAGGCAGGTTCCCGCCGGGAACGCCATCGTGATGCAGCGGCACCGGGCCGGCTTCTACGCCGACGAACTGCCGTTCCTCGCTGGGCCCTTGTACAGAAGTGAATCAACCAAATCGTGGCGGTCAGACACCCAAAGGTCCTCAGCCATTGGGCTTGACCAACCGCTTGCCGTAGCGCTGCTTTCCGGCGTGTAGCAATTCCTGAATTACCCCGGCGATTTACATAGGAGGTGGCACCTGATGGCGGAAGCCGCAACCGCTGTGCAGGAGGCCCGGCCGCTCACCGAGGCTGAGCGGGACACGCTGAACACGCTGCTGGCCCGCGACTCGGCGTTCGAGGCGCCGTCCGTCCGCCGCGGTGAGCCGTACGTCGCGCTCATAAACCTGTCCGTGCCCCGCCGGGGTGACAAGGACCGTGCCACCGACCTGGTGTACGCCGGTGACACGGTGTACCTGACCGCGGAGGAAGCCGCCGCGTTCAACCGGCACAGCTCCAAGGACGGCCGGCAGGTGGAGGTGGTCCGGAAGGTGACCGGGCCCGACAGCAGCCGTGAGCCCCCGCCGCGGATCCCGCCGCGGGCCGTGTCCGGGCGGATCTTCCGCCCCATCCCCCCGCCGCCCGGGTCGGATGCGCCCAGGCCGGACCCGGAGGGGTCCAGCGCGGTCCTGCAGTATGACGAGGCGCCGATCCCGGAGCGGGACCAGCCGCAGCCCGACCCGTCGGAGATGGCCGATCACCTGCGGTCGGAGCCGCTGCCGGACGCGGTGGACCTGCCGCCGTCCCGTGCGGCCCGGCCGGCCAGGGGCAGGGGGTAGCCCATGCCTGCCGCGATCCAGCCGGCCGAGGTCACCAGCCTGACGTGTCCCCGGTGCTGGTTCGCTGCTGCCCCGATGACCCCGTATGCGGCGCTGATATTCCGGTGCGCGCGGTGTGAGTGGCCGTTCACCCTGGCTGCGCCGTCGCTGTCGGCCGCGCCCACGTTCCCGCTCACCACGGTGGCGGTGACCAACCCGTATGCCACGCCGATCGCGGCGACGGTCACGCTGAACGGCGCCACGATCACCGGGTTCTACATCAACGGTGTCTCGGCCGGGACGACTGCGGGCGCGTACCTGATCCCGGCCGGCGGGACGTTCTCGGCCACGTTCACGGGCGGCCCGCCGACGTGGGCGTGGGCGCTGCCCGCGACCAGCGCGTCCGTGGTGGCGGGCGGGACGGCGCTGACGTTCGCGCCCACCGGCACCAATGTGGCGTTCGCGCTGGGCCAGGTCCTCATCGTCGACCCGGCCGGCACCTCCGACGTGGTGGTGGTCAACGGCACCCCCACGGCCACGTCGGTGCCGGTCAACTCGCTGAACTCGGCCCACAACTCCGCGGTCCTCGTGACCGTCGCGTCGCTCACCACGGCGCTGTCCGGGACGGGCCTGGAGAACGTCCCCAAGACCAGCTACTAGGCAGGGAGGTGACCGCATGACGCTCGGCCGGTACGTGCTGACCGCCGATGTCGTCATCCCCGCGGGCGTGCCCAGCTACCCGGCCGCCGGGCCGGCCACCATAACGCCGGGCACGGCTACCGGCGCCACGCCGGCCGGGCTGACCGTGATCGCCACGCAGACGCTGGCCGCCGGGTCGTTCCTGCTGTCCTGGACCGCCACCCTCCAGACCGCCGCGGCGGGCGGGGACGCCAACAACTTCGGCCTGTACGGCGGCTCCGCCGGGACGAGCCTGCTGGCCACCTCCGTGAACGCGGGCACGGTCGGCACCTACCCGCAGGCCGCGGTCGCGTACTGGACCGGGGCCACCGCGACCATCAACGTCAAGAACATCGCCGCGGGCACCACCGGGTCGGTTTACAACGGCAGCCTGACGGTGACGCCGCTGACCGGCGGCGACAACAAGGGCGCGTTCGGGTGGACCGGGCCGGGTTCCCCGGCCGGGTGGTCGCCGGGCGGGTTCCCGGTGACGTTCCTCGCCGGTACGCCGCTGTGGCTGGACTCCGCCGGGCCGCTGTACGCCACGATCGGCGCCGGCAACCTGCAGGCATGGATCGACGGCACATCAAATGTGGGCCATTTCCACTGGGGCCTGAGCAACTAGGAGGACGCATGATCCAGCAGCCGCCGGTGCTCGCCACCAGCCCAGCCGGGACCACCAACACCACGACCAACACGACCGGGCTGACCTGCACCGTATCGGTCGCCGCGAACGGCGCGACGATGGCCAACTACTGGCTGTCCGCCGTCTCCGTGGCCACCTCGGCGGCGCAGTACATGATCACCGTCCCGGCCGGCGGCACGGTCGCCCTGCAGTACACCGTCGCCGTCCCGATCTGGTACTGGTCGCCGTTCACCCCGGCCCTGCCCGCCACCACGGTCGCCGCCACCAACACGACCGGGAAGAACCTGTCCGTTGTCGCGTTCGGCGGCACCACCACGTTCTGGTACGTCAACGGCACCCAGGTGGCCACCACCACGCCGGCGTCCTCCGCCGCCCCGCTGGCCATGGCACTGCCGCCCGGCGCGACCATCTCGGTCACCTACTCCGTCGCCCCGGTCTGGGCGTGGATGGACTACCTGGACATGGGGGTGCTGGCCAGCAGCAACGGCAGCGTCTACGCGGGCGCGAACACGGTGGCCCCGTCCGGGACGACCGGGTACTCCCCGCTGGGCGCCCTGGCCTACCCGGTGCATTCCGGCATGTCAGCCCTCGGGTTCGGGGCTGGGGTGGCGAACTTATGGGCGGCGATGACTAGCGATGAGCCAGTACCCGCAGCGGGTCCTCACCGACGTCTCGGTGGTGTGGGACAAGCACGCCAACGGCGTGCCGGTGACCACGTTCGTGCGTCACGGCACGGTCGCGGACATCGTGCCGGGCTCGGCTTTGGCGAGCGCCTACGGCGGCAGCGGGAACCTGTCCGGAGTCATCCCCGTCAGCCAGCGCGGCAACGCCGCATGCCTGAGCCATGCGGCGGCGAGCAACTGATGTCCGCCCACCCGTGCGTCATCGCCGAGGACGCCACATTCACCTGGGGCGGCGTATCCCAGCGGCTGCAGCGCGGCACGGTCCTGGACGTCCAGCCAGGCTCCGCGCTCGAGGGGGCCATCGGGGCGCACCGCCTGGTCCCGCTCGCCGCGACCGCCGCCCAGCCCTCCCCGGCCGCTGAGGGTGCCCCGGTGATCCCGGACGCGGCCGGGGAGGCTCCCGCGCCGCCGCCGGCTGCCCGGATACGGCGCAGCACCCGGCAGGGCCCAGCCCAGGGCAACAGCAGCAACGGTGAGGGGAACGTGTGATGGCAGCGAACGGGCAGGTCGTCAACACCGATGTCACCATCACCTGGGACGGCGCCAGTCAGCGGATCGCCCGCGGCACGGTCATCGACGTCCCGAACCCGTCAGCGCTGCGGACAGCCATCGGGGCCGGGAACCTGACCGCGCTGACCACCCAGCAGCAGTCCAGCGACGGCGGCGTCTCAGTCGGCCCGTTCCTCGAGAACCTCACGGGCGGCGGGAACGATCCTTACGTGTGGGCGCAGTGACCGCCCCGTCCGCGCCGCCATGGCTGGCCCGCCTCCTGTACCTCGTCGCCGCGGTCCTGTTCCTCCTCGCCGCGATCACCGCGGCTGGCGGCGAGATATTCCACGCCGACGCGCAGGCATGGTTCTACGGCGCCCTGTCCGCGCTCGCGCTCGGCCTGGCGGCCTCATGACCACACCCGTCGCCAGCGGCACCCTGTACGCGTCCGTCGCGGACCTCCGCAACGTGATGGCGGGCACCGACTCGGGCACCGGCACCGCCGACCAGCTCACCGACGGGCAGCTCACCCTCGCCCTGTACGCGGGCAGCAACCGCGTCTCGGTCTACGCGGGCAACATTTATGATTCCTCCGTCCCCGAGGCTGTGCCGCCGGCGATCCTCCACGATTTGGCTCTCGACCTGGCGTGTTTCTGGGCGTACAAGACCTATCTCAAGTCGAAATCTATAGAGGCCACGCACCCGGTCTACATCGCCTACCGGGACGCGATGGGGATCCTGTCCGACGTGCGGGCCGGGAAGATCCTGCTCGACCCTGTTGCCGCTCCGGGTATCGGCTCCGAGGTCGGCACCGTCATCAACCGGATCCCGCCGATCTTCACCGGCAACGACAGCAACGTGAGGCTCGATCCAAAGACCGGCACCCTTGAGGCCGATGTGCCGCTCGGTCAGTGGGCGCCGATGGGCGTCGACTGGGCCGATGGAGGTAGCGCGTGGTATCAAGGCTGAGCTCACGCGGCCCGCTTACGCTGCCGGGCACGCTCCTTTGCCCCGGCACGCCTCCTTTTCCTGCATTTCCTGCAAGCCCGCGCACCAGCGGGCGGCTTGTACGCTTCCCGGGCGGGTGGCGCTGATGGCCGGGACCTTCACGCAGCGGATCGACGAGTTGGAGCGCCGGATCGGCAGCGGGAAAATAGTTGCGTCGTGCGAAGTAAACCAAGTCTATGCCCATCGGCAGCATGAGGATTTGTCGTACAGGCACCCGAGGGGCGGCCAGGCCAAGTACCTCACCAAGCCGCTGATGGACAAGTACCGCGGCTACCTGGACGACTACGCCAAGACCGTGCTGGAAGACGGCGGGCAGGCCGCGAGGCGGCGAACCGCCGAGGACCTGGCCGACGAGGTGGCGATGCTCGCGCCCCGCGAGTTCGGCGACCTGATGCGCTCCGCGCACCCGCAGGTGACACAGAACGGCAGGGCCACGTTCGACCGGCCGCCGTTC